GCAGTAGAATGTACCAACTTTACTACCATGGGAAAAATGATAAACAGACGCTTGACTGCCTACTAAAACGTTATGCCAAAGCAGACAAACATATTGGTAAGATAACGAACGATTATATTAGAGGTTTTGAAAAATTCTTGAAACCAGGATACGACAAATATATGCGACAGTTTGCAACGACTGATAATTATTTAGCTGCCACTTATGAATATATTAAAGCATTACAACTAAAATTACCTACTGACGACATCATCACTATGTTATGCCAAGCAATTGAAGAAGACAAAGATGATGTACAACAAAGTATACTACAGCAAAGCAGTAAATATCGCTTACGTATCAGACAAATAATAAAACAATTGGTAACAGGCTTTGTAGATGATGGATTTGAATCAAGAAAATTCAAAGAACTAGAAACGGAATGGTACGAAAATTATCACTACATGATCTCTTTCCATATGAAAAGACAGCCAAAAGAAATACGTGAGTTTGGCTTTGATATCACAGACAAAGCAGGACAAGGTATAAGTGCTTGGTCTAAACTTATTAACATTGTGATCTCATCAATGACTAGATGGTATGCAAGAAACATTCAAGACTGCATATTGGATAATGTACAATTAGCGTATGGTTATAGTGACGCAGCTATTTCAAAATTCTTTGCGCAATACAACAAGCAATTGAATGATGTCAATAAGACCAAATTCATGGCAGATTTCAGTGAATTTGATTGCTCCCAAGAACAACAAGGAGTCATTTCAAGCACCATCATACTATCAATGATGGGTTGTAATCATAAAGTGTTGGACCTGTATATACAGATGAGGAAACAATGGACCCTCACATCAGTAAATGAATTAGAGGGCATCAAGATGATGACCAAACTCAAAGGTGTTTGGAAACAACACTCAGGCCAACCGTTCACATTAGATTGAAACACTATGTTTAACATGAGTGCAATAGGTATGTGTTACGACATTAAGAACCTAATATTTGCTAGTTTTAAAGGTGACGACTCTGTACTATTAGCCGATTCTGTCAAAGAAGCACAACATAACACAAGCACATTCATTAATTATACAGGCTATAAAATCAAAGCCTATAAGGTAAATATATTAGAATACATAGCCAACATCATCACACCACAGGGGAAATTCTTCCCGGATGTCTTACGTCGTGTATCAAGAATATTATCAAAAATATATTCAACAACATCAGATTGGCAAGAACAGAAATTAAGTATAATGGACAGTCTGGATGTTATAGAAAACGATGACTTTGAAATTGGCTGTCAAATCGCTGCAAGATTTTATCAAAACTTCAATATTAATATCAACGTTGAAGAAGTACGTACATTAGCAAAATATTTGATACAATTGAGAGATCGTGATAATATAGACGACATACCAACTAAAACATATGAAATAAGATCCATAATTTTGGATGATACATTGTCGACGACCTTCTAAGTTATTAAG